AACTTCTAATAAAGGCATTTGTAAAATAGCTTTATCCCAAGAATCGGCATCTGTAGTTACATCAAAAAGATTATAATCTACACCATCATCTGCTAATGCAAACTGAGTAATATTAAGACTCCCATTAGTTGCCAATCGTTGTCTACCTAATTCAGTCAAAACAGCGTCTACGAAAATAGTTTGACTTTTATCCAAAAATGCCATTATTCATTTGCCTTATAATTTACTCTAATTGTCAATGCCGCGGTTGCCCCAGATTTTACTCCTGTAACTATCAAAGACGTCTTTGAAGCATCTTGTGTACTAGTAATTCTCTTAGCTTTAATTTTAATAGTATTATTACCTGATGGCGCTATAAGTGTTTGAGAAGCCCTAAATCTTAAAGATTGTTCTGTCGGTTGTGCAAATCTACCAGCAGTAGATGGAGAATCATCTAAATATAAAAAAGCTATATTTGTATTAAGCAAAGTATAGCTATATGCTTCAGGGGTAGAATTAGAATGTAAATTAATAGTACTACATTGTATAGAATCTTCATCCCCAACATTACTAACATTTTTCCAACTTAAATCTAATATTCCACTATTAGTATTTACTCTATTATTAAAAGTACCTCCAATAGTAGCCATCTTCATTCCGCTACTCCTATCCAAATGATCTGTGCTTCGTAAAAGTTTATATCTCATCACACTTGTTTCATTTGGTACTGGTTCCAATAATGGTAAATTTTCAATTACGGTTCCATAATAATCTGACCCTGACGGGTGCGCGGTATCCCATAATGTATAATCTACTTCATCATCTGCTAAAGCAAAATGAGTAACATCAAAATTACCTTGTGCTAGCTTTTCTCTACCTTTATTGGTAAGAATAGCCTTCAATACCTGCGTCGTTTTATTTAAATACGCCATTTTTTAACTTCTCCGATTTGTAATATATGATATCATAGACAACCTTTGTTATCTATAAATATATATAAATTAAGTTTATTATTAATTTAGTTTTATTGCTGTTCATTACCTTCCGTATCAAACTCTGTTCTCAATTGTACACTTTCGCGCGCATCACTTACTAACGCATATGGATTTGTTAATATGTAGGTAACTGGACTATAATCCTTCTTTCCATTAACATCTAATGTTGATAAAGCAGTAGTATCTGTATTTTTACTACCTTCAAAATTTATTCTACGCAATCCTGTTGAATTTTCTGTTAATTTTTCAAAACTTGAAGTTACAAAAGAAACCGCACTTGCACTTCCTACTAAAAAGTTTTTCTTACTACTATAAGTATACGAAGGTTTTTTATTAAATATGGAAACTCTTTGATTATTTATCATATTTATAGATTCTGTAAAAACTCCCGTAGGACCTCCATAAGTAATACTAGAAGTAGTATAGTTTCTTCCAAAATGACCAAAACCATCTACTCTATTGAAATCTCTCATTGAAGGTTTAGAAAAAATATCCCCACTAATAGTTGATTCATGATATTGATTATCTGAATGAAATTCATATGTAGAATCTTCATCCATTTCCCTATCTAGTCTAGTTACATTTTGAGTAACTTCATAATAATTATTTTCTGCACTTTGTGAGACAATATCACTATCTACATCTTTTAATTTAATAGTATCTTCAAATAGTGGATTTTCAAATACTGGATGATTAATAGCTTGTTTATTTCTATCTAAAATATTATTTTCCACCAATACTCCAACAACAGCTTGACTCCTTGCTGGTAGTAAAGATTCTAATTGTGTAAATAATGAATGATCAAAATAATTTAATAATCTCATATAATCCCAAAAATTATTAGCACCTGTATATTTCTTAAAATATTCTAATTTTACCGCTTCTAAATCCCTATATTGATATTCTGTATCATCTCTGGCATCACCGAGATATTGGTCAAAATTAAAATCTGCTAATTGATTTATTATATCTTGATTTATAACATCTATGGGACTAAAATACACTCCAATCTTATTTGAATCTAACGGTGACCTATCAAAAGAAGAAACTTCAACTCTTTCCGTTGGACTTAAATTTATATTTTCACCTATTCTATCTAAATACTCTGCTGTTTCAATTCTTACCTTATTTGCATTTCTTCTAATTCCACCTATTTTTGGGAGTGGAAATTTAGTTCTATCAACAACATTAGAATAACTTGTTTCATCTGCGAAACCTGTAGCTATGCCTGCAATTGGTGTAGATTGATCTGTCGAAGTATCTCTAACTGATGTATCACTATTGTGGTTTTTTGATTCATTAAAACTATATCGTAAAGCTATATCCTCGAAAGAAGCACTTAAACTATTTCCTACATAAGATTGTGGATTTTCTACGTGTGCATCGAATGATTTTACATTCAACCTAGATTTCCACAATCTAAATTCCATCATAGAACCACTAAATTGTCCTCCAAAATCTTTTGTAGTATATCCACCTATATATAATGAACCTGTATTATTATACGCAGTATTATAAGATTGTGATGCTGCATTTTCATCTCCTGGCATAAACAAATTTGTTTCAGATTCATATTGAATTACATCTCTACCAGCATCATATTGTTTAGCTACTAAATTATAATTTACATTATTACCAGATTCCGTACTAGGAAAATATCTATTAAATGTGCCATTATCAAAATACACTGAACGTCTTGGAGCATCTTTTGGTTGAGTAAATGATAATTGTAGAGAAATATTTGCGGTAGATGGTTGTAATAACGTTGGTCTAAAACTTATTTTCTCCCAATTTGTAGTAATAGACTTATCAATATAATGATATCCACCCGATCCTGGATCTGGTAAAGTATTTGTGTTAGGATATTTAACTGGAACATCATTAATTATTCTACCATCACTATCTAATTCAAGTACAACTAACCTAGCAGTTACTCCACCACTACCAGATACTTTAGCATATACTGAAAAATCAAATTGATCAGACCTAGATGCAGTTATAAATCTAGCATCTCCCCACACATTAACTGTGCCATCAAAATTTTGGAATGGTGCAGAATAAGTTCTATAACCTGGATTATTTTGAGTAACCTTCATAGAATAGTTACCATTATAAACTTCATCACTAGCGCTCGCTATTACTCCAACTCCGTTCTGCCAAACATTAAATGGTAATTGAAATGAACCAGTTTCAAAATTATTTTTAGCAAGTAAATCTTCCGAAATTACCTGTTTTGTTAACATTACAGACCAAAAATCTCCATTATATAGTGGTAAAGGTTCAGTTGATGATGTAACATATCCCGCAGACCCACTTAGTGTAAATGATAATCTACCAATGTTATCAGCCGAAGCATTATCTTTTAAATAAATTCCAAATTGATCACCTGTAGCTCCATTACCACCCTGAACTAATGTCTGATCAGAACTTGAAGCCGCCTTATATCTAAATTCTATAGTATTTGGAACCTGTGTTCCACCCAATCCTAATGAATGTGACCAAGAACCAGAAACATATTGAGCTGTTTTAAAATCTAATGCTTTAGTAAATTTCCTACTTGTTTCATATATAGGTTCTACTTCTGTAATAGTTGGTCCACCATATTCTCTCACTCTCAATATAGTAGATGGAATACCATAACAATTTATTAATCCTCTTAATGATTCCACAGTTCCTTTTGACTTTAAGAAAAATGGCATATTAGCAATAATTCTTTTCCACACCTCACGTGAAATATCTTGTAAAGAAGCACTAGCATAAATACTTGTTGATTTATTTACAGGGTCTACCGATTTTCCAAAAAAGTATTTATCTAATTTAGCTAAATCATATCCACCTTGTAAATTCCATCCAAAACTTTTTGCTACAGAGTACACAAGTTGTTTAGACAATCCTTTATCTAAAGATTCATCAATTTCATAGGTTTGTCCAAATCTATCTAAATAATTTTTTAAATTATCAAAGTGATGTCCAGTCATATCCATAAATTTTAAAAATTCTTCATTAGCTGAATCATCTCTCATATGATCTGGTAAATGATATACAAGTCTATCTATATTATCTCTATCATAAGTTGATGAGCTAGTATGATTTAAATTATACCAATCAACTCCTTGTGAAGATGATACTTCATATAAAGTATAAGGTTTAGTACTATTCTGTTTAGGCCATGATGCATCATAAAATAATCCTGCACTTCCTGAAGAATATGAAGAACTATCAAAATACAAATATCTTTCATACCCATCAAAACTATTTATAACTTCACTACTAGCATTTTCCCACCTTTTAGCATCCGTACCAGCATTTTGTATTACTGTATTTGCAGCATTTCCCAAATATCCAGTATCATAATAAGTCCCTGCAATTGATTGACTATATGCATCATATAATTCTAATTTTTCTAGTTTAGTTTTAAAATTTTCCAATCTACGTCTCGCTGAACTAAATTTAATAAAATTATCTGGATTAGAATAATCTAAATTTAATCTTACTTCATTTATAGATCCACTTATTATATCCCGTTCTATTTCTTTAGCTTGAGAACTACTAACTAATAATAAATCATCATAGGATTGATATTCAGTTTGTCTTTCTCTAATTGCAGGTTCCATTCCACCACCCACTCCAGTAGGTAATCTCAAAATAGAAGTTGGTATTACTGGATCAGTATAATTAACTAAATTAACATCACAAAAATGTGGTGAAATAACTTCTCTTACAAAAAATATATCTTGCCCTATTCCTGTTCCAAATGGTAATGGATTAAGAAATTTTACTAACATTAAACCAGTATCTTTCCCATAATCTTTATTTATAACAAGATTTAAACTAGAATTACCAGTCACAGCATAATAAGATAAATCTCTAGTATCTCTTTTACGTGATATCAATCTAATTTTATTTATATTATCATTTATATCTTCATATGTTATATTATATTTCTCAGCAAATTCTTGTGGTGTAATTTTTGATGATAAACTACGTACTTTATCCCCATCTCCTCTATTTAATGAATAATTTTGAAACTCTCCTATGAATGGTTCATATTCAGTTGTAGTTACCATTTCTGTTGTAGTTACATCACGCCAATATGTAGGTGAATCTTGTGAAGCATCTAGATACACATATTCTTCCATCATATTCATCATACATTCATTTAAATCTATATCTAATTCTGTTGCTGGTATAGCCCTTTCACCATCTATATATTCTATAAACTGTTGATCTAATTTATCGGCAATATAATTAAATAACTGAACATTACTCATCAAAGCATTTCCATACAGATGGTGTTGAAACTTACCATTTGCGTTATTATCAAACCAAGATCTAAATGGTGATGACCATGAAAATGCAATTATATAAACTTCTTCTTCACTATCTCCTGATTGTCCATAATTACCATAATCATCATCTTGTTGTCCTGAATAATCTGCATAATTGTTGTAATCTGATTGCTGACCAGTTGTGGTACTACCATCATTAGTAACTGTCCATGTGGTAATTGGATCTGTAGTTGGCATTGCTGTAATTAATGAAGTAGTAATATCTTCATTAGAATGCTCACTATGTAGATCTCTATTAGAAGCAATTGTTAATGGCATGCCCGATACTAAATTATTAGACCATATTACATTTCCATCTCCAGTAAATTCTATACCTTCAGCATTAGATACCCATTCACCTTCAGTATTCCCAGTGTAATCACGTGCAAATACCCACTGCTTTCCTTCAGATTCACTTGATTGCGTTATAGTTGGTATATGTGTTGGTTTATCTTCTTTAAAATATTCTTTAGTAGTTGTTCTTACTTCTTTTTCTGTAGTCGATATTAAAAAGAAATCTGGAATTTCTACCAATATTTTATTTTCAAAAGACCTAGCTTTTTCAATAAAATTTATAAGTTGAGTAGAAGAAGCCATAGTGTTATCTTCCACCGCTTCTATCACACTACTATCTAAACCTAAAGACTTATAAGATATTTGTTGTGAAGATAATATTAACCTATCATCAATATCACTACCAAAACCACTAAATCTACCTTTATAATATGCATTACCTTTTAAAAGATCATCTGGTTTCATTCTTACTTTTATCTCTGTTCTATCAGGTGATATTCCAGCTATATTATAACAAAGTTTTTTAGAAAAAACTCTTTCACCTCCAACATCAACATTTTGTATTTCTTCTTCTTGATTAAGTAGAAAATCTTTATCTGCCTTTGGTGCAGAAATAGTTGATTTATAAAGTCCGCCCTTTCTTTTTATAGGTCTCCCACGATAAACTATACTTTCACTATCTAATAATACAGACTTATATGACCCAGCTTCTGTTCTTAAAAAATAATATTCTAAACTAATATTTCCAGTTAATATTCCAAATGAATTTATAATTTCGGCAAGATTTATCTCAAAGTTATCTCCAACAACACTTGATTGCCAAATTTTTCTTGTTCCTAAAACCGCACCAGTTTGATCAAAAGCTTTTATTAAAATAAAATCTCTTGAACCAAACCTATCTCGAGCTTTACCAAATTTTAACTCTGGTGATAACTCTCTCATACCTAAGGTAGATAATTTATTATCTGATAATTTAAAACTCACTGTTATTGCCCACCAAATTGATCTGCAAGACTAGCGGCACTTATAGGTACTCCAGTTTCTTGTAGATGTTTTATTTGTGCTTGTGTTTCATCCGTTTGTTTAGCTACAGTATTAGAATCTTCTTCTGTTATTATTTCACCAACTTGTTTAAAAGTTGTATCTAATTCTTCTGATACTAAATGTGGTGTTGCTAATTTTCTTTTATGTGGAACCTGTATTATAAAATTACACACTCCATGTTCAAAATCTATACTGTTATCGAATGACTCGTTATCAACATTTTGAAATAAAATATATCTATCATTTTTATCTTTAGGTGGTTCATTTATAACTGCAGGTTTTGCCAAATCATCTATATCCTTCTTAGAATTAAAATGACTTGTTAATATTTTCTCTACATTATTATCATAATCTGCCTTGTATTGTGAAACTAATCTATTAACGAAGGCAGTATGTTTAACTTCCTCTTTAGAATAAGGCATTATCTACTCACTTTGAATTTAAAATCACCACCGTAATAATTTACTGTTTGACTGGCGCCACTACCACTTACAACCTTATATTCTATTTCATAATATCTTTCTGCTTGTAATCCATTCATCCAAAAATTAAAATAGTTTCCAGTAGAATCACAACTAATTAATGAACCACTTCCATACGGTACCATTACATCCTCAGTCAATGCATCCTTTATTTTATAATAACACGACCCTGTTGGTAAATATTTAACTGTTAAATTATCAGAAACAGTTGTAGTAGAATATGTTTTAGTTGGATATCTTTCTCTACCTACAAGTCTAAATTTTACTTTTGAACTTTCTTTATAATCAGATCTTAACCCTTTCATATAAACTACTAAATCTTCTAAGTCCGAGGAAACTAATGGTGATAAAGAACCAGAATTAAAAGAGTAATCATTCCAAAGTACTTCTAACTTAGGTTGATAAATTGTATTTGTTTCTCTACTAAAAAATGCAAAATGTCCATACTTTGTGGTATCTCCTTCCTCTGCTCCCGAATCAGAATTACCAACACTTCCACTTCTTTTAATCATAAATCCTTCATTTGGTACTCTTCCATCTATCCAAGTCCACATAATATCAGTTACATCCATTCGCATATCAGTTGTTTCCCATTCAAAAGATTGTGAAGCTTGATATCCACTTCCACTATACCAATTTCCCCCTGTATTATTACTACCACTTACCCATTGAGTACCATCTACTGCTCCGTGTCTATATCTCCAACTAACACCTTCTTCATCTTTAGGATTATCATAAAATTTACCTTCTCCAGCAGTCCAAGATTGACTTACTGGATGTGCATATAAAGATTGTGATGTAGTTAAATTAGATGAATTTGCATCATAAAGATTTAAATAAAATTTTGTATCTGATCCTGACGTAATTAATCCAGATGATATTGATTTAGAAATTTCTGTTAAATCAAATTTAATTAACGCTCGAGAAACATTTATTACACTAGCATTATTATTAGTATCCTTACGTATTTCTAATATTTCATCCAATCCAGTATTCTGAGATTGAGTAACTGCTCCTTCATACATTGTGGCATCTGCTGATGCATATTCAAAATAATGCATTATGCTATATCTCCTATTACCCTACCGATTATATCTTGTTCTGGAAATTTTACTTCAAATATTGATGGGTCTTTTGATGGATAAATAACTCCATTCTTAAGTACCATTGAGTCTGCCAAATCATATACATTGCCAGAATATCCCTTAGAAGTATCATATTTGTTTGTTATAGCTAAATTAGTACCTAATGGATTACTATCCGATGGCTTTTCAACTCCAAGCACTCCTTCTACCTTTAACAATTCTGCAACTGATTCTGCTATTACAATAGGTTGATTTATTTGCCAATTATCACTATTCCAAAATTCTCTCATTTTAGCAATTGCCCTTAATAAAACTTCATTTTTATTATATCCACGTTTTACTAAAATATCAAATCTAATTCCTATGTTTATTATATAAGCATCTTTAATATTAATTGCATCAGTTAACATACGAAATCTACCTAAATAAGTTTTTAAATTATTCTTAGTAACTGTATTTAATTTTACTAATTTTTTATTATTATTATATCCTAACGTATATAAATTCAAACCTAACTGATTTTTTTCGAATTTGGGTTTTTCTCCAGCGGGAGTAGAAATTTGTTCATCTTGTACAACATAAGCTTTAGCAATATTACCATATCTCTCTGGTAACGCATACACTCTAGTAATAACATCATCTCTTGTTACCATTCTAGCTTGTGCCTGAAAATGACCTAATGCATTTTGTCTTATTTCTTCATTTGATTCTGCATCCATTCCTCCTGATGATGGTTCTACATTTGTTAAGTTAATTGATTTTCTAACGCGAGCTAATTTTGTAGAATCTAAATTTCCTGCAAATGATGATAGAACTTTACTAGCAAAAGTATTTATATCCCCTGACCTAACATTATGTTTTGATCCTCCACCATATGCGTAATGTATAGTTAAAGTAGTATTAGATGGTGCTTCACCGTAAGCCCTGGTATTTGTAAAATTATTAGGATCAAATGCAATTCCTAATTTAGATGGAGATCCTGGTAAATTTGAACCTACATTATCTGGATTTGGAATTAATTCTTCATCTGGAGTTACTTCTGTTCCAGCTCCAAATCTTATTTCTGTCTTTTTATCAGACCTTACATACGTTCTAAATCTTTTAGATGTTTTTAATCTTTTTATAATATAAGGATTAGTTTCATCATATTGAACAAGAGAACTGTCATTTTCAGCTAAATTTTGAAATTCAGAAAAAACCATATCTTGTGCCAAGTAAGGAACTTCATACCAAGTATTTCCATCACTATCTGTAACTGATAAAATTTCTGTTACATTATCTTCAGATAAAACTAGCTTATCATATTTTTGAGGTCCCCCAAAAGAAAAAGTTTCTTTTTTAGCAAACCCACTTATAGCAGTTACAGTTTTATATATTCTAAAATATTTTAAACCTGTTGACCAATTACCAGTTCTTTCTATTTGTGAGCTTTGGCTACCTTGTCCAGTTTTAAAATTACAATCTGACAATAATCTAAACTCTACGCCATGTACTGGAGAAAAAACTCTAGTATCAGATTTTATATTCATCGCATAATCATAATCTGGTTGTGCATCATCATCAACTCTAGCTGGTAACTCTTGTGAAAATCTTATTTTAGTTAATGACGGGGATATCAATCTTGGTCTATATCCCATAAATTGTGCTATATTATATATTTGATTTTTTTCTTCAGCATAAGGTAATAAAGATTCTTTAAATACCGCATCAGTATAAAAACCCATCACATCACCAACATACGCAACTGATTCTAAAAACATCATACCAGGCGAAACCTCATTAAAATCCTTATATGCTGTAGGAAAATATGTTTTAGCATAGTCCATCAAATTTTGACGTAAACTAGCAAAATCTCTTCCTATATAATTTATATCTTTATTATTCGGCATATACTATTTCTCCTTATTACTTATAATCAACTGTTGCAACACCAACCTGTGATTTATCTGTTTTTAAAGTATAGGTTATTTTTACATTCAACCTACTGGCATCTTGATTGATAGTAGGTTCTACTTTAACTATATTTAAATATGGTAGCCATTTACTAACTGCTTCAGTTATATCTTCCTCTGCTTTTACTATAATACTGTCATCCAATTGCTCAAAATTTAAATGTGCCAACCTGCATCCCAAATCTGGATGAGCAGGTCTTTCGCCAAATTTAGTTAAAAGTAAATTTTTTAAATTATATTCAGCCTGTTCTATAGTAGTAGAAGTTTTATTCCAAAACCCACTATTACCAAACTCTATAGGTAATTTTACTCCTATATATACATCTGGATCACTATCGTATTCTCTATTAGACGCCATTTGTTTTCTTCTTATCTATCGCTTTCATTAAACCACTATAATCTCTTGTGAGTGCATTCATTGTGGACTCAGGAACTTTATCAACTGATACTCCTGCTGCCTTAACAGTCATAGCGGCTCCTAATTCTCTTTTAAATTCGTTTGTGTTTCCAAATTCACCACTATTCATTGCTACCTCTGTTACTTTACTAGAATCAAATACTCCTCCGCCCATCGTAGGATAAGATTCTGTTCCGTCTCCTTGTGGTAATCCACCTCGAGTTTCATTCAAAACCTTATTTATAGCCTTATTTTCTGTATATTTTACTTCTTCTTTCTTACCAACTTTATATTTTTTTCTAATTGGTTCTTTAAACTCTGTTTCTGTTACTGATTTTGAAACTAATTCGGAAAGTTGAGATGATTTATCGTCGTTTATAAATATCTCATTCATTTGTTTTTTAACTTCCTTACGAACTACTGTTTCTATTATTCTTACTAGTTCACTTTTTTTCATTTCCATACTCCCTTTATTAAATTCTTATCCGCCCAATGCATTTTGTGTCCACTCAACTAATGATGCAAATGGTCCTTGATTTTTTTGTGATTCAGGTCTTTCTGCAACTGCTTCTATTCCCATAGAAGATCCTTCTTTACCTATATATGACTGATCAAGTACAAAAGTACCATATCTATTTTGTACAATAAATTCACTTCTGGCCTCACCATCTTTTTCTTCATCAGTAAACCAATACACCGTGTTACTCTTACCACCTTGTGTCTTAAATTCTTGTCTTGAGTCATGTGTAAATGTATCAGTTATCCCTGTTTCTCCAGTGTGTGCACTCCCGTGTGCTGCACTGTGAGACCCTTTTTTCCATTCGGTTACATTTGTTACCGTCGCGGTCCTTATATGCACTTCCTGTAATGCAATTACTCCTACTGATTCATCTAGCAATTGTTTTTGTCTATCAGTAAGTACCAAAGTATATTCATTCCCAGTTATTCTCCCAGTAGGATCTAATTTATCAGGGTTAGGGTCTTCCTGAAATCCTAACTGTTGTAAATCTGCAACATTTTTGTTATAATCAGCTTTTAAACCTTTTAGTTTAAGTTTCAATTCATCCATAGTTTTCCAATCAATCCGATTCTCTTTTCTCAAAGCTTCCTTTTCAGATTCGCTAAGCGGATTGTTTTGTCTATTTATTTTCTCGCTCCTTTTATTTACCTCAACCTTAAGATCATACCAATCTCTATAATCCAAAATCCAATCTACTAACTTCCAATTCATTTTTATTTCAATTTCAACTCTTGTATTTAGAAGCCAATTTTCTGCCTGACTGCCTCTAATCGCCTCTAATACTTTGGGACCACGCTTCTTAGCATCTGATAATACTTTAGCATATCTTCTTGGATCCGCATGAACATAATCTCTAATTTGATTTGAATACGCCTCCGTCCTATCACCCATGTAAAATAAATCAGTTGTTCCCTCACTTTCGTTAGCTAACCATCTTTGTTCTATTTCTACAGAAAATTCTCTATCTTTTAATAATTTTGCTTGTCTATGTGCATCTGCCAACTCTGCCATCTCTATCATCTCTGAATTCAGTCCAGCATATTCTGTTTTTACCTTATTAACTTGGGATTTTGTAGATTCTAATGTATCTTCCACATCAGTAATAAGTTTATCACTCTGCTCAGAAATCATTAATTGTGGTTTAAGTGGACCACTAACGCCAACCATTGTAGTTTCTGCTACGTCTTTCCCAACCTTAACTCCTTTAACTACATTCTTTGTAGTTTTTATAACAGTATCCATTTCATCTATTGGAACTTTACGCAAAGTCAATTGTATTTTCTCACCTTCTTCAAGTAACCGTCGGAGCTCCTCTTCCGTTATTGTACCTACTTTAAGAGATTTTTTTAAAGCCCTATTTATCTCTTTCAATCTCCCAATAGGTGACATTATAGAATCAGCCACTTTATTTATACCACCTGATAGTGCTTTTCCTGCAAAAGTTTTAGCCATTATCTTATATCCTCAGCTGCTAGTATTTTTGGTTCATCTAATTGTTTTATACTATGTTTATCTGGTATTGCATAAAATTCTTTATTCTTTAACGACTTTCTTATAGATGCCATAGCTTGATTTGGTCTCATAGGTCCTCCCATAGCTGGATTTCCTTGTGGTGTTGCTGATACTCCTGTTATTAAAATATCAATTAAATCACATATATCTTCTAAAATTAATGATAATGATTCAGCCATTGTTGCTGGCTCATTTCCAATATAAACACTTGGTGCATTTAAATATAAAGTCTTAGGAGTATTAATATGTATATTATCTCTCTTAGCTTGAAAAATTAATTGATTAGAATTTATTATTACCTTATCACCATGATTATCTGCAAACTCTTTAACCCCTTGTACAGACGCTCTAGGAAATGGGTCTGTTGTACCACTATCTATCAATATAGTTGAACCTTCCGTATAAAATTTAGATTCAAAATATGGTGAATTACCAACTTGACTTTGATTATTACTTAATCTTATAGTTGGTTTTACACCATTATGATCAAATAAAATTGAACTACCATATCTACTATTAATTGACTTTGACCCCTGTTGTATATAAGGTCTTTTGATAGGCTTCTTGGGTGCATCATAGTCTTTAATTCTTTCTTTTAAAAGTTCTACTATATCTTTTGGTAAAGTTGTTTTTCCTAGCGCTGGATCAAAATTAGAAGATGCGCCTTCTATACTTATTTTATCAAAATAATAATTTTTATCCCAATACTTTATAACACAAACAATTTCACCTGGTATTGGTAATTCTAAATTATCTACATCAACTGGATACGCTCTAACTGGAGTAGGCATTTTTTTGGATTGACTATATATAAATTTACCACTTACCATTCCAAATTTCGAAATATCTGATTCTATTTCTTCTTTATTATCCCAAACTTTACTAATTTGTAAAAAATCTATTTCAAATGGAACAGCTCTCGCATCTTCCATAAATTGCTTTACTAAATTATATACTTCTAATCGACTTGTAATACCTTTATTTAAATCAGGTACAGTCCCTACTGGCTCACTATTGACAAAAAATTTTTGTTTATCTACCTCAATATATGCCATTATGATTCTACTATTTTAGAGGGTTCTGGGTCTATTTTACTATTAATTTCATCTGTATATTTTTGTAAATCCTTAGCTACTGGATCTAATGATTTTAACAAATCTTCTTTTTCTTTGTCCGACAAACCAAATTCGAACTCACTAGAACCTTTTTGCTCTCCTACTACCAATCTTTGTACAATGGCTGCCATTTTTACTAACTGTTCATCGTTCTTAACCTTAATATCTAAATATTCTTTAATAGCTGGAATTAACTGTACCGCAGTATCTCCATCTTTAATAAATTGCACTACTTCTCTAATCAACACATCTAACTGTTTTTTATTATCTGATGAGTTGTTGTAGATATCTTCAAATATATCGGCCAACGATTTTTCTTTAAATACTTTATAATCTGACATGATTGAATTTTACCTTATTATACACTTATAAATATAACTAACTTAAAAACCTCTTGTATATAAATATATAAGAATTTCGGAAATATAGTCACTTAAATAGTTATTTTAGAGGGAAAACATACCCTTATGATG